GAGGTACTTCCATTTCGACGGAGGCTTGTGCCTCGCGCTCCGACCGCCCTCGCTCTGCTGCGGTGGTTCCGGGATCTCGTGCACCGCCCACGAGTAGGGCGCCGTGAACTCCACGAAGCCAACGAGCTCGCCGCCTCGTGTGACGACGTCGCTCTGCTGGCTGCCGCGAAGGTCACCGAACTCGCGAGGCGCTTCCTCTAGCGACTCGGCAGCGACGACTTCGATGCGCTCGCGGATCGTCCGCTTGAGCATCTGAGCGGCGCGACCGGTCATCCGATCGAAGACACCGGCGACGATGCTCACGCCCTTGACGTCAACGGAGAACGCACGGGTCATAGCATGACCTCGTAGTGGTCGATCAAGCCGGTGACGGGGTGCTTCATCACGGTCACCTCGCTTGCGCGACGGCTGAACGTCGGGTCGTTACTGTCCTCGCCTTCGAGCCAGATGCGGTCGTCCGGCGAGATCGGGATCTCCGTGACGAGCACGGTCTTGGTCTGTCGCTCCGTTCCGCCGGACGGGTGCCGCACGATCTCGGTCGACCGCTCGACGTAGGCGCGCAGCTCGCGCGCCGCACCGAGCACCTCGTTGCCGGACTCCGAGTAGCTCGTCACCGACTTGATCGTGACGACGGAGGTCAACAGGGCGCGTAGGCATGGTTCCATGTCGTCAGTCACGCGAATCAAGATCGTCGAGGTGGTTGTCCGTACCGGGGTTGTCATCCTGCCCGAGCGTGAACTGCGGCTTGATCCTGTCGCTGTCCTCGTAGAGCAGGTCTTCGCGCGCATCGACGGAGGTGCCGCCAACGAACATGCTCGCCGTGGCGATGCCAGTACCGTCGCCGCCCGGAAGATCACCGGCGGCGGACCGAAGCCGATCGGCAAGGGTGCGGTAGGCATCCGCCTTCTGCGAGAGGCTGATCCTTGTTTTGCCGATCGCCATATCCACGTCGCGCGAGAACCGCGCAGCGATCAGATCAGCGCACGCGGCAGCGGCGTAGGTCACGATCGGCTGGAGGCTCAGCACGGCCTCGATCTCACCGTCGGTCAGGATCGGGATGGCGGCGTTGGTGTCGCCCACAAACAAGCGCACGAGACCGACTGGCTCATCGGTTCCGGGAGCGCCGCTGTAGGAGAAATCCGCCGTCACGACTCATCCTTTCTACGCGCCGAGCGCCTCGCCACGAAGGCGAAGCAGCTCATCCTTCGAGGAAGCCCTCGGCGCATCATGCCCTGCGGCGGTCAGCGCGGAACGCAGCTCGAACTTCGATGCGGTCGCATCCAAAGACCGTAGCGTCTCGATGGCGGCGTCAACGACGTCGAGCACTTCATCGGCAGCATGGGTCACCGTGGCCACGGAAGGCGCGGCGACGGCGACGGCAATCGCCGCGCCCGCCTCCGCGCCTTCGATGGCGATTCGCAGGTAGCCCCGCTTCAGGTGCATGATCAACGTCGGCCACTCGCGAGCGACCTCGGTGACGTCGGTTCCGGGAAGCAGAAGCTCATCGGGACCAACACGCAATGCGCGCGCCACGATGATCCTGTTCGTACTGGCCTCGTTCAAGGCTCTGTACGCTCTGCGAACACTCAGATTCCGACGGCCCATGCTTTCACCCCTTCAGCTCAGGATCAGGTCAGCACGGCATCGAAGAACACGCCGCACACGCTGGACACGAGCTTGTGATCCCAAGCGCTCTCGCCTTGGATCTGGTCGCTGTCGAGCACGTCACGACGGAACCGCTTGATGCGGATGCCCTCGCCCTGTCCACCGGTCAGGCCAGCCCACTTCATGCAGTAGCCGGCGGAGGGCCGGTTCAGCGACGGAGCGGATGGGCTGTAGGTCAGCAACGCGGCGTCGCCGTGGATGAAGTCGAACGCATCGACGCCAGCCTCGGGACCGTTGTTGACGACGGACATCGGGACGATGACCTCACCGATGCCGAGCACGCTCGCCATCAGCTGTTCGTTCAGGATCGACGCCTGCACCTGCTCGTACCGCTCCAAGAACTTCGGATGGTCGAGCAGCACCTTGAACACGTCAGCGCCGAGCGTGAGCTTCATCTCGCTCATCGGCAGCCCGAGCTTCGCCATGTGGAACAGCTGGGTGCGGATGTCGGCGATCGGATCGCTCGTCGCATAGACGTCCCACTTGATGGCGGGAACGATATCGGTGGCGGTCGTCGAGCCGGTCCACTTTCCAGTGGTGAAGTACTCGGCAGCCCAGTCCTTTTCCATACGGATCATCAGCTTGCGCGTGACGTCCTCGGACTTGGTCATGTCGAGGTCGAGCGGGTCGTCTTGGTTCGCGCGCTCCTGATCGGAGACCAGATGCGCGAACTTGTAGACGTCGCAGTTGTACGAGTCGGTCGAGATCCGCAGCGCACCGATCGGAGCGGCCCCGCCGGGACCGACCTTCTCAGCCTCGTCACGGTGGAAGTCGCCCTTGTTCCACACGTAGTAGGTGTCGGACTGTTTCATCACCGGGACCATCGGGAACGCCCGATTGAAGACCCAGCCCGAGTTGTCGGTGAAGGCGATGGCGATGTTGGTGAGCGGCCGGTTGACGTGTACGTCGCCCGGAGTCGGCAGAGTAGGCATGTTCGGTTTCTCCTCCGGCGACGTGGCCGGTCATTGAGGTGAGGGACGTTGGTCGCGACGACAGTCAGCCGTCGCGACCGAACCGGTTACGCGAGCGGCGCCCCACCGAGGGTGACCAGAACCGGGATGATCTCACCGGCGGCGCCGGCGGCAGCCTGAGCGATGGCGATCACATGGTTGCCCGTGCCTGCGGTCACCACGCGACCCGAGGCATCGGACGCCAGCTTGGCGCCCTTCAGAACGGCGGCGCCGGCGATCGCACGGCTGATGCCGAGCATCATCACGTCGCCCGCCTTGCCGACGTCGTCGGGATCGTTCTGCAAGAAGCCGCAAGCGCTCGCGCCGACGCCGGCGACGACGAGGTTGCCGGAGCCGTCGTAGGCGACCGCCTTGAACTGGTCGGAGCTGAGATCAGCCGCAGCGTCGTGCGACTTGACGAGGACCGGATTGTCGTAAGCCATGATTGTTCTTGCCTTTCGGTTCGGAGGGTGTGTGCTTCGGTCAGCCGATTACTCGGCGACGGAGCGGGTGGCGCTGATGCTGCGCGCGTAGGCGTCTCGGTTCTTCTGGAGGCTCAGCTTGTACGCGTCGGAGTACTTGAGCTTCGGATCAGCTTCCATGAGCTTGCGGGTGTCGGCCTCGATGAGCGCCTCGGGAGAGCTGTCGTCGAGCCCCGGCCCGCTGGAGCCGACGGTCTTGAAAAGAGCCTGCTGTCCGATCTTCGCCTGCGCGGCCAAGCCCCGGAACATTTCTTCCAGCTGCTTGCCCTCGTCTTCGCTCCGGCCGTAGGCGGACTTGAGCAGCGAGGACATGCTGGTGACGTCCGCGCCACCGATCTGCTTCGCCATCGAGGTGAAGTGAGCGGTCTGCTTCTCATCGACCATCGCGGCGACGGTGGCCTCGGCAGACTCGGCCCGCTTCTCCAGATCGGCCAGACGCTTCGAGACGTCGACCTCGGCCTGCGCCTTCTCCGCCGCCGCCGCCTTCGCAGCCTCGGTCTCCGCCGCGTTCTCGTCGAGCTTGGCCTTGACGACCGCCTGCTCGGAGTCGGGGAGCGCGGAGAGGATCTCGTCGAGGCCCTTGACGGCCTTGTTCTTCTGCGTGGTGGTCATGCTGTTTTCCTCCGGTGCACCGTCGGTCTCGACGGACAAGGCGGCGAGCGCCTTCGTGATGCCGTCTTGCATGAGCTCGACGGACGGTTCCAAGACTGCCGACGCGACGTCGGCCGTGATCTGCTTCCCGACGGCATCGAGCCCGAACTGCTTGAGCAGGTCTGCGAACTCGGTCGCCGTCTGATTCAGCATAGCGGGCAGCTGGTCGGGCACCGCGTATTCGAGGATCTCATGCATCGAGAGCTCGAACGCTTCCTTGAGCTCGTGCATCGACTTCATCGCTCGGCGCTGATTCACAACCTGCAACGTGGTGCGAGGGATCGGACGGCCGTCGGCGTCGTACTCGTGCATGGACTTGCTCGCGGCAGCCTCGTCGGTCGCTCGCTTGAAGAAGACGATGTGCGCCTCGGGATTGTCGCCCTTGTCGACGAACGAGCCCTCGGTGATCTCCAGCTCCACGAGCTCGACGGTCGGGAGCACCGGCGTCATAGGATTGGTCACGCGCCTACCTCCGCACGGACCGCACGGCCGCCAAGCGACAGCATCGTGTAGCGCCCGCTCTTGATCCCGTCCCACGCCTCGTCGTCGTCGACTTTCCATCCGGTCCAGAGACCGTCCGGCACAGTGCCGTCAGCGAGGCCCATCGCCGCACGCTTCTCCGGCGTGAAGACAACCGACTCGACCAGACGTGCGACCGCGCGAGTCTTGCCGTCGGCACCCTTGCGGTGCATCAGCCCGCCAGTGCGAGCATCGAGCACGAACGCGTAGGCAGCCTTCTCCAGCGTCGTCGGCGCGATCGTCTCGCCGCTGTGATCAACGACGTCAGTCCCGTCGACCCGCTTGCTGACATACAGCCAGCCGAAGACGAGCCGCTGCTCATCATCCCGCTTCGCGATCGTGACTTCACCGCGCCAAGACTCGGCCATGTCGGAGGTAGAGCATACGACCACCCCACCACGCAAGCCTGTTTGTGCGCCCTTGTC